TTGTATCCAATAATAATACTATCAGCTGAATCTCTTAAATCCCCTACAGCTTCAAAATAATTATAATTTGTACCAGTTTCAATTTTAGGTGTTACCTCTACAAAGTAACCTTCATCTTTAGCAGGTTTACCGATTAAAACTGCACCATTTTTACCAGAAATAGGTTTATAAGGTGTGTAGATTTTAGTTAAGTTGGTAGTTTCATTATAAACAACTTTATCAATAATTCCATCAGGAGATGTTGGAAGTGCAAATAAATCAAGACATGGATTACCTGTTATAACAAACTCACTTGTATTAGAATCTAATACAACAGAAACATCTCCTGTAGGCAACTCATTAACTGTGATTGAGTTTAACAAATACACATCTTCTTGTTGTGTTACAACTACAATATCATCGTTTAAAACGTAAGCATCTTGAATAGTACCTGTTAATTCCCATTTAGTCCAGGCTTGAAATAGATCTTTTTCACCATCATTATAATAACTATAAATATAGATATAAGATGATTGTCTATCTACAAGTAAAATAAAAGAGTTTTGTGGGCTAGATACTAATCTATCTACAGTTTCAGGAATCCATTCAAGTACAACTTTACTGATGTCTACAACAATAGGTGGTTGTTCTACATCTCGTAACTGCATACTAAATACTTTAGCATAATCAGGTACTTTATTAACAAAACCTACAGTAGTACCAATATCTACAGGAGATATATTACTATCCATTTCATAGCTAGATACTGTACGGATAATAGAAGACGTAGGTGTTAATGTATTTGCATCAGTAGCAGATAACATAAATTGCTGACGATCGGCAAATAACAAAAGACCTTGAGCTGTAGGTAAGACATCAAATAATTGAACAGGTCTTGTACTAGATACATTTAAATCGATAGGATCTGAAGCAATTTGTGTCAGAGCTGATTTAACAAAGAAGTTAAAAGGCTCATTAGCTACACTTAAAATTACATTATCTTCTGATAACACCCCAAATCTGTTGTTATAAAAAAATGTAGCCTTGATTTTTTTGTTAATGAAAGAAGGTTCTGGACTTGTGATATTATCACCAGCTAGCCTACTTACAAAAGGTATAGGTTCAAATGTAAATTGATCTACATTATTAACTGTACCATTAAATACAAACCTATGTGGCATTGTTGATGCATCTATTCCTGGTGAAGCATCTCTAGCAATTGTTTCTAGCCAATAACCTTTACCACGTATTCCATCATAAGCTATGAATTTAACATAATAATCATCACTATCACTATTAGTATTTAAGATTCGTAAATTATGACCATCAAAAGATTCAGCTGGTAGTTCAGTTACATTGTTTACTTGATCTAAAAATGCTTCTACAGAATCATTATTAAAACCACCTACTGCTGTTAAAGTAAAAGGTAAAGGTGTACCAGGACTTGCAGGTGCATAACCAATTGTAACTGAATTAGTACCACTAAATCTTTTAATAACTAAACTATTAACATAAGATTCAATGTACCAAGCACCATCAAAATTAGTATTACTTGCATTTTGTTCATCTTCAATTATACTTTTTACTTCACCAGACAGTGAATTATTAGGATTAACTCCAGTTAAAAAATCTTGAAAAGTTGTACTAGATGTTGCAGTAGCTGTAGCATCTATACCTTGAATAGTTACAGTATAATCGTAGCCATCAACAAGTGAAATTAATTTTAAAGTACCAACTGAATTAGCAATAAAAGTACCAGCAGGTAGCATTGCTGTAACTTTAGTTTGGTTTGTAATAATTGTAGTATCTTGAATACTACGGAAATGAAAATGATCTGAAGTAATAGCACCTGTTAAATACGAAGCACCATTATTTGTAACATTACAAGCTTCACCTGTTGTTGCATTCCAAGCATAAATATTAGAACCTTTAATAGCACCAATATAAGAAGTAGTTTCACTACGATCTAGAAAAAACCATACAGCGTTTTCTAAATCAGCTTTATTATAAACATTTTCGTCTGTATCTTTTAGGTGATTAATAAATTTCATACCAGGTCTTTTTAGTAGACCATAGGTAGGGTCAGGATATCCATTAATGCATTCAGATACCTGTCCAGCTAGTTTTTTGTCGTCATTTTGTTTTGAGACACCACCTAAGAAATTAGGTGATAGTTGTGTTACTACTGGCATTAGCGATACAGTGCGTTAAATGGTTTGTAACTGCGGTAATAATTACCACCTTGTGGTTGACCAAAGAATGTATGGTCTCCTTGATTGCATTCGTATTCGAGAGCCATAGCTCTTGTATATGCTTCTTTTTGTGATAGCATTTGGAATTGTTGTCCATCACCAATCACTCTACTAGAAAATATAGCAGATGCTCTAGCTACAATATAAGATTGAATAGGTTGTGGTAGATATTCATAATTCCATTCCCATAGTACATCAATGTAAAGGGTTTCATCTTCCCATTGATCTGTATGTTGAATAGTATCATAAAGATAACCACCACGATTAACACTATTTCTCCCTAAGTTACTTGCATAATCTTGACTAAGATCATATTGAATAGCATTATTAGGGATAACTACTTTCTTTGTAGTTGCATCTGGTGTTACTTCTAGATTTAATTCTTTATTAAATGTCCAGCCTTCAGACTGAACTTCACGTGATACTTCTTTTAAAGTATTAAAAGCAATCGCAACGTCCGGGTTAGTTTGAGTTTCTACTTTATAAGAAACAACTGATTTTAGGATTGATATATTACCTGTTGATGAATGTGTAATATTAACAGTGTAATTATATGTTTGTGGGTTTGATGCTGGAACAGCTACACCTGTTGTAGAAACAGCTGTGTTAGGGATAACACCAGTGCCACTTAAATAAGTACCTACAGGTATGTCAGCTTCTTCAGTAGTTAATGTAGTACCAGAAATACTACCAGTAAAAGTAGTGAGTGGTTCAAGTACAAAAGTTGTTTCAGTTGTTAGAGTATTCACGGGAGCCTGACCAACTGACGCCAGGATCTGATTAACAGCTTGTAATTGGGTGTTTGGGCCAGTAGTAGGAAAAGGCATGATTTGATAATGAGTATTATTCTCAATAAAGAATTAAAAAAAAGGAGCCTCCGAAGAGACTCCCGATATAAGATAAACAAACGTATCAGCTAACGTTTGAAGGATAAGAAGTACCAAATGCAGCAGGAGCACTGTTAGTAGCATAAAGCTCAACAGCAGCAGCAGGGTTCAGGAAGTCAGCGCCCATTGCAAGACGACCCAAGATAACATCACCCTGATAAATCACGGATACATCACCACTGGTTACTTGAACCTGAGGAGCGATAGCTTCAACACAACCAGCTGCTTCACGTTGGAAGATAAGACCACAAGAGGTAGCAAAAGCATCAGCAGCACCGTAGTTATTACGGGGACCAGCAGCAGAGCTTACAGTACCGGCTTCAATAGTTTCACTAATGAAGTCACCAGTGTTATTAGGACTAGTAATAGCACCACCATAGTTAACACCATACTTACCGAAGAAAGGAATATTCATCGATTTGTAGATCTTAATACCAGCGATTTCTACAACACCCTTACCACTTTGCAGTGAAGCACCTTGCATATCACGATTAATCAAACCATTATCACCAGTGGCTTGAATTAATACATTATACTGACGTGGGTTCAAGACACCAACACGTCCGTCTTGTGATACACCTTTTTCATCAAGAGCAGCAGCTGCATCATAGAATGCATTGACAAGTTTAACTTGATCATAAGCATCACTTTCAGCACCTGCACCAGTACCAACTTGAATTTGAGTACCACCTGGTTCAGCATAATTAGTTTTAGAAACAGGAGATGCAAGACGTGCACCTTTAGCAATTTGACGGAAGATCAAACGGTCATACTTTTCAGCAAGTGCATAACCAATCTTACGTGAAATCTCAGAACGCATGTCATATTGAGCAAGAGTCTCATCAAGGTTATAAACGAAGGCTGAACTGATCAGCAAATCATCAACCGTGATGGTCTTTTCTGCTACAGGAGGAGCGTTATTGGAGTCACCAAGAATGCTGTTACCAGGAGTATGGTATTCAGATTTGGTACGCCCTGTGTAGATAAACTGCATTGACTTACCACCAGTCAATGTACGCTTCATGACCAAATCACGAGCGATTGTGTTGTTTTGGAATCCTTTGAACATCTCTCCACTGAACAATTTCAGATAAAGAGCACGGCGCTCGCTAGTATCAGCGATAGCACCATTAAGTGCACCCGGAGCAGTAAGCTGTGCGGGGTTTACACTAGATTGATAAGTCATTTTAAATAATAAATATATTAATTACACTCAATGCCATCTAGTATATTGAGTGCTTTGTGAGCACGTCGGTCTCCCAAAAGTGGAAGCATAGTTTTAATACAGTCAATAGCTAAAGACTTTTTAGTAAGTCGATAGGTCCAAGATTTTTTTCGGTCCTTTCTGTTTCGCTCATACCAAGTCCCACCAGGGAAAGCAGTAGCGAATCTATCCAGAACATCTTTATCAGTCATCTCTATACCGAGATTAACTCTATTCTTATGTGTATCAAAATATCCTTCACCTTCAAAAAGACCTACGGCCCATGCTTGTAGCGTAGACATAGTTTAACGTTAAAAATTTTTGCTGTCTATCCAGCTGTATACAGCCAAGGCGTATCGTCGTAACGGACCCTGACCAATAGTGAGACCGAGAATTGCACTCGGTCGTTAGATCTATCTCACTTGGTGTATTTTACACCACGATAGCAATAAGTTTTGCCTTGCATAGTAACCTCTATAGAAGCCTCCATAAGCCCCGTTCCATGCTTATGGTGTCATGCGTCCCGAAGGATGAACGGACGTGTGCTCAGCCGACTGTAGACGTAGCCATTTAAATAGTAGTGCATGTTTATGAAGCGATTAGCATTGTTTAAATGCTTCACTTTATTAAGCGACTAAATAAGACCAGTAGAAGGATTTCTTAATTCATTTAATTGTCCTAGTGTTGTAGGAGTACCAGAACCTGCAAACATACGAGATGGTGTATTAACATCAACTAAGTATTGATCCCACTCAAGGGGAGCTTCTCCTTGGAAGTTAACGTGATGTCTGGTGTCATATTCAGGAGCTGTTAATTCAACCCCCTCTTCGTCATAGGTGCCTGGAAGCGTCTCTATTGGGCCAACTTCATCGATGGCTCTATCATGCGTGTAAGGGATAACAACAGCCTCAGGGGCTTCCTCAGAGGGCTCAGAGAGCCATCCAAGGGTTCCACAGGCTGCTACAAAGGTATCCTTATCTGGGAATCGGTAGCAATACATAGTTTAAGTAGTTAGTTCGTCTTCAATCGGAGGTACATAACCCAACTCTATAGCACGAGCCAGTCCTTCCTCCTCGGTATCAAAGGGTTCACAGTTAGGCTGTCCAGTCATCATTGAGGATCCAACGGTAAGCTCACTAAAGTGAACAACTTCAGGTCCGTGACAAACGACCCATTTTGTTTCAGTAAATGGTCCCATAGTATTTAAGCGTTAAAGGAAATAGTCCAACCTTTTACGATTAGGTTGTCGTAAGCAGTGACGGCAGCAGCGGACCAAGTGGTCTTGGCGGCGTTAGTGCCACCATCGATGCTAAGTGTGATACCAGTAGCACCATTAGTATCTAGTGAGACAAGAATGTTCTCGATTGATTGTGCGGTGAGGGCGCAAAAGGAAAAAGCGTCATTAAACGCAGTAGGAACCAGTGCTCCCGTAGTATCGAACATGTGAGCGGGGAAGGTTGCGAGTTTGGCGCAGTAGACCCATGCAGCATTAAAGGTTGTTGCTGATGACATATCAAGCAGGGGGAAACTTGTGATTTGGTTGCAGTTGTACCATGCAAGGGAAAAGTTTATTCCTGATGATGTATCGATTTGTGGGAAACTTGTTAGACTTTGGCAGAGGCGCCACGCTTCGCTAAAGTTTATTCCTGATGATGTATCGATTTGTGGGAAACTTGTTAGACTTTGGCAGACGCGCCACGCTCTGGAAAAGTTTATTACTGATGATGTATTGATTTGTGGGAAACTTGCTAGACGTAGGCAGTTGTTCCATGTATTTTCAAGATTTGTAACTCCACTTGTCACATCAAACGGACAAACAAATGAAGTCATGTTAGACGCACTATACCAAGCGTTTGTTAGGTCTGTCCCTAAGTTAGCCCCTGGACCAATAACAACAGACGTGATCTGACTTGCATCAGCGGTTACGTTATTAAAGTATGGCCTATAAACACTATCACTATAAACAACTAAATCATAGTTACCAGCAGTATAAGTATGAGCTAACGTATTAGACGTGCTTGTCTCATAACCACCTGTTGAATCCCAGTCAACTGCATAATCAACAGTACCAGTAGACCTTAGGTTAAACGTACCGCCAGCACTTGTGATGCCATAGGTAATGATTGCAGGGTCAAGAGTACCGTCAGTGATCTTGATTAGTTCTTGATCAGTCTTACGAGTCGGGAAGTATGCAAGGCGGGCGATGTGGCCGTTTAAGATATTGATTCCATCATGAGCTCGGCCAATGTCCAGCTGACCGATGACTGATGGGATATTTGGAGTGTTTGATGTAACTGCAGCAGCTCCATCAAGAGAACCAGCAGATCCCGTGGATTTATAACCACCACTAGCCTTAAGCCCACTGCTTACAAAATTCCCAAGAATTGCTCTTTGGAGAGAACCAGCACTTATTACATCAAAATTAAATTGATTGCTTCCAGTAGAGCCAGCAAGAGTAATTAGATTATTATAGGTATTGTCACTAAAAGCAAACGGCACGAGAGCTTTTCCAGTTACTGGATGTGGATAATTCTTAGCTTCAACAAACACCGTCCCTTCACTTTGGTTATACCAAGAGCTGAAGTTAGTCCCTTCAATACTTGCAAGATCAGCGGCACGGGTTACGGTGCTGCCGGTCGTGGGGATGTAGCTGGTGGGGAAGGATGCTATTTCTAGTTGAGCGCCCCATAAGTAAACGTCCTCTGACTGGATAGCGTTACCTCTTACACTGAAGGCCGTGGTACCTCCTGATGCTTTTGTTCCATTAAGCCGTACCCAACTATCTGATGGGACAGTTACGTTAGTCTGCACGGCGACGCCTTGAATGAAAAGACTTAAAGTAGCGGTCCCACTTACGGCTCTTGCATAAACAGACCCAACAGGTTCCACAGTTCCAGGGGAGGAAAGTGTGGGATATACTCTACTTCCGCCATCTGGTAGTCTAAATCCTTGCGTAATTGTTGAACCATCAGGTGCAGTTACTGCAGCAAATGTCTCCTTAGTAGATCCATTAGTAGGAGTCCAGGCCGACGGATTGGCGGATTGTGTTGCATAGTTCGTCCGTTCCTCCTCAATCAACAACCCCAAGCTTTCACCAGTCACGGGGTCATGGTCAAAGCGTGGAGCATCTGTTGTTGCCGACTTAATCAACCCATCACTGTCAACATACGTCCCACTACTGGCACGGCTGAAGGTGACGAGATCACCAATGGATTTAGTTTCAGCAAAGTTAAGGTCGAGGGTTGCATCATCAAATAATGTTGGTAATGCACCTGCTCTAGGAACAAGCAGGTTTGACAGCACAATCTTGCCACTTTTTCGATCAAGTATTAAGCTGTCTGCGATTTTAATTAAATTTGAACTGTTAAGTAATTGACCTGTGGCTAGATTGAGATGCATTGACATTAGACTTTAGTAACTGAAATTACATTTTTAGCAGTATCATAAACAATTGATAGTGTGCAAACAGTATTACCACTTGCTCCACCAGTTTTAAAAGTATACACTTGAGGTGTAGTTCCATCAGTTGGTGTTGCTGATGGACTAATACTTACATAATCATGAGGAGGTATAGAAAGACCACCAATATCTTGTACAATTTGTCCGTATGACATTGTGTTAAATAAATAAAAGTTTAAATTTTAGAAGCTATATTTAGCCCCAAGTTTAGCTGATGCTTGGATTGGTTTACCGATATTGATTTGATCTTGTGTAATACCTTTTACTTCACCATAGGCAGAAAGTTTTTCAGTAAGACTTGCTTTGACACCAACTTTAGCAGATGCTTCAGTTGTTACAGTACCTCCATCAGGTAGGACCAGTGCTGGACCACCTTGGATATACCATGTAGAATTTTCACCAAGTGTACCTTCATAACCTACATCGTTACGAATAATAGTACCTTCAGAATCAA